CTCTTAAGTGCGCTTTGGGTGAGGTGCTTCTAATTATAAGTAGTGATGAAGATATACAAAAAATCTTATATAATGTATTCTATGATGTGTTAAACATTGAGATTAATTTATGGTCTTGGATTCGCCAAATGTGTAAGTATGGTGATTTCTTTTTAAAATTAGAGATAGCTGAAAAATTTGGTATATATAATGTCATCCCATATACTGCTTACCATATTGAACGAGAAGAAGGTTTTGATCCTAAAAGACCAGCTGAAATAAGATTTGCTTTTTCACCAGATGGATATGCTGGTGGCTCAGGTTATTATGGTTTAGGAGGAAGAGATAATTATGCTTCTAAACAAAATGATAATAGAATAATTTTTGACAACTATGAAATGGCTCATTTCAGACTAATCACTGATGTTAACTATCTTCCATATGGTAGATCATATTTAGAACCAGCTCGTAAATTATTTAAACAATATATTTTGATGGAAGACGCTATGTTAATCCATCGTATTGTTCGTGCCCCAGAAAAACGTATTTTCTATATTAATGTTGGTTCAATCCCACCAAATGAAGTAGAAAACTTCATGCAAAAGACTATCAATACAATGAAGAAAACTCCATTTATTGATCCTCAAAGTGGTGAGTATAATATGAAGTATAACCAACAGAATATATTAGAAGATTTTTATATTCCTGTAAGAGGTAATGATAGTGCTACTAAGATTGAGCCTACTAAAGGTATGGATTATACAGCAATTGAAGATGTAGTTTATTTAAGAGATAAATTGTTTGCTGCTTTAAAAGTACCTAAAGCATTTATGGGTTATGAAAAAGATTTGACAGGTAAAGCAACATTAGCAGCAGAAGATATTCGTTTTGCTCGCACAATTGATCGTATTCAACGTATTATATTATCTGAATTAAATAAAATTGCTTTAGTACATTTATATACTCAAGGATATAAAAATGATTCATTAACTAATTTTGAATTATCATTAACTACTCCTTCTATCATTTATGATCAAGAAAGAATTGCATTAATGAAAGAAAAAGTAGATTTAGCTCGTAATATTATAGAGACTAAAGTATTACCTACAGACTGGATTTATGATAATATATTCCACTTAAGTGAGGATCAATATGATGAATATAGAGATCAAATAGCTGAAGACCAAAAACGTATCTTTAGATTTAAACAGTTAGAAAACGAAGGCAATGATCCATTAGAGTCAGGTAAGTCATATGGTACACCTCATGATTTAGCAGCATTATATGGAGCAAGTAGATATCCTGGTCATACTGATGTTCCTCCTGGATATGATGAAAAAGAAACACTAGGCCGCCCTAAAGACTCAGTTTCTAATATTAATACTCAAAATAACGCTTTAGGTAGAGATAGATTAGGTGTTGCTGATATGAAAAAAGATGATGTTGAAATTAAAAACAACCCCAGCTTTAAAGGCGGTTCACCATTAGCATTAGAGACACTTCAAAATAAAACTTTACTTGAAAGTTTAGAAAAGAAACTCTCTCTAAAATCAGACTCCCCATTATTAGATGAATCTCAAATACGAGAATAAAAGAATTACATATATTTATAATCAAAACCATACTCAAGTGACAATTAAACACTCAAAGTACAAAAACACTGGGATTCTTTTTGAATTACTTGTAAGACAAATTACAGCGGATACATTATCTGGCAAAGATTCTCCAGCTACTAAAATTTTAAAAAAATATTTTACTAAAACTGAATTAGGAAAAGAATATAAGTTATATGAAAATTTCTTTAAACACGCTAATTCTAGTGAAGGTAAAGCAAATGTGGTACTTAATACAATTATAGAAGGTTCTAAATATTTAAATCGTTCAGCTTTAAAAAGACAAAAATATAATCTTATTAAAGAAATTAAAGATCATTATAATTTAGATGAGTTTTTTAAAACAAAACTTCCTAATTATAAAACTCAAGCTGCTTTATATACATTATTAGAAGTATATAACAATGATGATTCTTTAAATCCTTCCCAAATTATTGAAAACAAAACCTCACTTTTAGAATATTTAACTAATTCTTCTATTGATAAAAATAATATTAGAGAAAATGTTATAGAAGAATTTAATAATCAAGATAAAGATATTCGTACTTTAACATATAAAATATTACTTGAAAAATTTAATAATAAATACGCTAGTTTAAATCATAATCAAAAATTAGTATTAAAAGAATTTATTAATAGTGTTGATAGTACTCCTAAATTAAAAGAATTTTATAACACTAAAGTAAATGAAATTAAAACTCATTTAACCAAGTTAAACAAATCAGTCACAGATAAAGCAATTCAAATTAAAATTAATGAGGTTATTAATATTTTACCTTCATTAAGTAAGATGGATAAAGCATCTGATGATAATTTAGTAAACCTACTTCAATATTATCAATTAGTTGAAGAATTAGAAGCAGCAGCAAAATGAGAGAACGTGTTAGAGAAATAATTAAAAAAGTATTAAAAGAAATGAGCGCCACAGGAACTGGTGCTTCTTTTACTCCTGGTTCAGGTGAAAACTATGCTACTCCATTTGCTTTTAATCCAAATAAAAAAGCTAAAGGAACAGCTAATAATTATTATGTAAAAAAATTAGGTTTTAAACCTGTAGACTCAGAAAAACTACATAAACAAGCTAAAGGAATAGATACAAAACAATTATGGAAGGGCAAAAAGTCCTAACATAAAACATATTTATAGACATGGAAAAAACACTACAAGCACAATATAACCTTATCAAAGAAGGGAAAGGAGACAAAGCATATTTCTTAAAATCAGCTTATCGCTTATTCCCAGATATGGTATCACAAGTTAATTCATTTGAAGATACAACTCGTATTCTTAAGAATAGAGGAATCATTAGTGAAGGGATTGGTGGATTAGTCACTACAGGTAAAAAACAAGATTGGCATGCTATCTTTAATGAAAACATGGATAATATTCGTAAAGATGAAGAAGCAGATTTTGATAAAGTATTTGATGAGTATGTTAAAAATTCTACACCTGATGAAGATGAAGAATTAGCTCTTCGTGGTGATGAAGAAATGCAAGGACAAGAAGACATTCATGTTTTACCTAATAAAGGTAATCTTAGAGAAGCTAAAGAAGCTAAAGTAGAAGAAAAAGAAACTACTAAAGAAATCACAGATATGGCTACTCGTGGTTATGATTATAAAGATACTAAGAATTATGATAATATATTTGGTGAAGAATTCTTAAAAGGATATTACACTGAAATGAAAGATCCTAAAAATGCTGGTAAAGATGTTGAAGAATTAAGAGCAATTGTAGCTAAAAACTTAGCTAAAGACATTAGTTATTATGTTAAAAATGGTCAATTTGGAGTTAAAGATTTAGGATATACAACTGAAGCGCCTGGTTTAGGAGCATCAAAAGAAGCTAAAGGTAAATATAAATCTTCAGGATATGGTGATATAGGAAAATTAAAAGAATCAGTATTACGTTTAGCTATTCAAGATGTTATTAAAGAAGCCTTAGATATGGATCATATTAAAAATGAAGGTGAAGAAGCTAAGAAAAAAACAATGGATAGACGTATTACAAATGAAATTGTGAGACGTAAAAAACAAATCAAAGCTTTAGAAACTTTAACTGAATTAGAAGGTGATGAAAACAATATGAATAAAGTTAAAGAACTTCAATCTGAAATTAAGAAATTAGAGGGCGCTAAAGCTAAATTGCATAAAGTAAAAGAAATAGCTTACGCTGGAGCTGGTGCGGTTGATGATTTAACTAAAGATCCTAAATTAAATACTATAAAAGACAAAGCATCTGTAATTAATAAAGTAAAACAAGGTGGAACAGTTGAACTATGAAACAAGTATTAATTGAAACCCAATATTTTACAGCTAAACCTTTAAAATTAGTTGAAGGTACTGCACCTACAAGTAATCCACTTGTAGAAGGTATCTTAGCTACTTGTGAGGTTAAGAACGGTAACGGTTGTTACTATTCAAGAGATCTGTGGGAGCGAGAAATTAAAAAATATATGGAGAGTGTTAATGCTAATAGAGCATTAGGTGAATTAGACCACCCAGATTCATCCATTATTAATTTAAAAAATGTATCTCATAACATCAAAAAGATTTGGTGGGATGGAGACCAAGTAATGGGTGCTATTGAAATTTTACCTACACCATCAGGCAATATATTAAAAGCATTATTTGAAAATAAAATACCAGTAGGTGTTTCATCTCGTGGTATGGGCTCATTAAAACAAATGGGTGAATTAATGGAAGTACAAGATGACTTTGAATTATTATGTTGGGACTTTGTTTCAACACCATCTAATCCTGGTTCATATATGAAAGAAAGAGGAATGATGAATGAATCTGCATTACCTCAACAAACTAATAAATATCAAAGTGTAAATTCTATTATTACAGATATATTATGTGCTAATGGAACTTGTCCAATATTTTAAACCATGACTAGATCAGAATTAAAACAATTGATAAGAGAAATAGCTATTCAAGAAGCTACTATAGTTAAATTTAGTGGTAGAGCTCCATCTAATTTTAATTCTAAGTTAAAAAATCCAGGTATAGAATATAGTTCTATTGAAATTGATGGTGTAGATCCAAATGATTATCCTGACTATGCTGATGTTTATATATATTATGCTGAATGGAAAGATGGTACTCTTTTAACAAATGAAGAATTAGATAAACTTAATGAGTTAGATGAATTTATAGATTACGCTCATGAGCGTGCTCATGATTAATGTAACCCCTCCTAAAATAGTATTCTAGGACTGATGCCTTTCAAAAGAAAGGCATTTCTTTTTTACTTTACATAAATCCATATATATGTATGTTCAAATATGCTACCCCTGATTCCATGTAGCATCTACTAATAAAAAATCTATTACGTTTTATAATAAACGTATTTCCAAAACAAATTATTTGAGGACAAAATGAACAGACAAATGCTTGAAGAAGCAATCGTTGAGGCTAAAACTATTAAAGAAGCAGCTATCGCGAATGCTAAATCCATTCTAGAAGAAGCATT